TACGTTTGGAAGCCCGACATCAGATTTAGTAGTATTTGCATTTAAAGTGTTAGTTGTCGTTAAAGTTGTTCCCCCAACTATAAGATCACCTGCAAAGTGAGCGTTTCCATTTGATTGTATTCTAAAGTTTTGTGATCCAATTGATCCATTGGCTAAGTTAAAATAAGTACCAGCACTGGTAAAAGCACTACCATCTGCTGTGAAACTGCTACTGCCCCCAACCTGAACTCCGTCAGATTTTATGATTCCCGTGGTAATATTTCCACCATCAATTAGAGTTGTACCGCTAGATCCAAAACTTAATCCGTTTCCAGAGCCGTCTGCAACAGCACCTGTGCCGGTAAATCTTACAAGTCCTGTGAAGTTGGTGGCTTGATATACCACAGTGCCAAAAGTAGGGGTACTTGTACTATCACTTGAACTTGCCTGAACAACACTGTAGTAAATATACCACATTTTGTCTGTTGCTCCAGTTGTCGGTGTGGGAGCAATCTGATTCCATTGTGTTCCTCCTGTGCCTATAACTCCTCCAGCGTTGAAAAGTCCAGTAGACCAGTTATAGGCTACTCCCGAAGCTGAAGGAGCCGAAGGCGCATTTGCCTGTTGTGTTTGATAGTACAAGTATCCTGCTGCTGTTCGAGTAGCTCCTGAAGCTGCTTCTTCCTGTGCCTTTGTGATAGTAACAGTTTCTGTAGCCGTTATCGTAGTATCTTCTGTTTCTTGTATTGTTACAGTAAATACAAGCGGTACTCCGTTTACACCTCCAACAGCAAAAGGAGGGGGATTTGCACCGTCATTGGCAGCACTATGTAGAGTTACACTATGAGGCTCTGAAGAAATTGCACTAAAACTTGTTTGAGCAGTTTGGTCAGTTTGATCGAAGCCTGCTCCGTTTACTTTTATCTTGGGAGCCTCAAATCCAACTGTTTGCACTTTTAGAGTTATACTATCAAAGTCTGTTTTGATTGCCCCGTCGCTGCCGTACATAAGAGACATGACATTTGGAGTCGCAATTACAGCACGAGAGTTGTCTGCTAGTAAGTCTGACTTTGTGAACTCTGGTACAAAATTATAACGCTGACCTGCGGACAGATTTCCATTATATAAGACTTCTCCAAGTATAAAATCTTCCGCAAAGTTTATACCAAGCTCGTCAATAGCTGCAGTTGTACCTGCGCTGACTGCCGCAGTAAAACTCCTATCAAGATACAAAACCGTATCACTTTCTATAAAAGCTATCTTTGCTGCTTGTGTGGAGGAAAACTTCAAAACTCGCGTCACATCAAAGTTAGTAAAACTTGTATTTGTACCCACTACTTTATTCGACCCTGCTGTGATTTCAACTGTCCCACTCAAATTTGTCCAAACACTGTTTGCATCTGCAAGAAATTTATCTGCATCAACATAATAGTCAACATCTAAAGTAGTGTCTCTTTTATAGGCTATCAGCCTTAAAGGGTCATTAGAAGAGTGCTCGGCATTGGAATAGTCATAGAATATTTGACCAACCGCAGCTCCGTCTGCATTTATAAACCCAGGGTAGCTTCCATTAGATAAACCTGCTATAGACTGGCTTATAGAAGAAGCATTACTTGAGTCGTTGAATCTTACCAAATTCGCGGTAGAACCATCTGAGATTGCTCCTTGAGTATTTGCGGGAGGAGCAATTCTATAAGAGTCTTTTATAAAAAATACTTTTCCATTTGTTCTATCTATATCCATACCAGAAGAACATAATCCTCCCAGCATAACTCCTCTCTTTCTTGGAGGTCCCCCAAAAATATCTTTTATCTCTACGTGCTGTGTAACTGGACGCGATCTTTTATCGAGCTGGCTTACTGCTTGTACCTGAACTTCATAGACTCCGTCTGCAACTCCATTCAAGTTTAGAATTCTGCTTTCAGTATCTACTATAACTTCTTGCCTATCAATAGTTATATTGTGTTTAACTAAGTATGATTTAGTATGCTCATAACTATCTGGGGCATCCCATTGTATACTAATCTCTTCTCCTGTTCTATCCGCGTCAGACCTTTTTAGTATTCTTAAATTTTTAGGTCTGGGTATGCCCGTATCAGGTTCTCTAGGAGAGATAGTGTCTTCAACAGCTAAGTTAAATTCTTCTTCGATTGAATCAAACTTTGCATTATAGTGTTCAACTGCTGCTATAGAAAAAGTACCTTCTTCGCTTTGCTGCACTATACCTAGTATTTTGTACTGTTTTGGAGAAGTTACAGATTCTTTTCCTGTAGTATCTGTTTGTCTTATTGCCCATATAGCTTCAGACAAATCAGAGGCATTATTTTCGTCAAGAGCAGAAGAAAGTTGTATTTTTGTTCTGCCGTCTACTGCAGCAGCAGGAACTTGAACTACAGTTCCATCAACAGTAGCAGTTCCTGTAAGACTCTCTTCTTGTACAATCGTAGAGGTATTTAAAAGAAGCTCTATAGAATTATTGGAGTCGTCTAAAGCATTACTGATATTTAAGTTCGTGGTGTCTTCACTAGAAACCACCAACGTGGTTTGAGACCCTCCTGAAGCAACTCTTGCTGTGGTTACAATATCTCCTCTAGTTAAAGATGCTCCATTTACAGTGGCAGAATCTTGATTAAGTATAGCAACGTTTTTTGGTATAATTACAGAAACAGTATAAGAATACCCAGAGGTGGGCAGGAAAGAGTCTATATCTCTATCTAAAGTAAGAAAATTTCCTCCACTCTCTGTATAAGAATTTACTCTTCCGCTAAAAGGTATATTAAAGTCATCGCTGTCTGAAACATTTATAATATCACCAGGCATCAAAAAAGAGGCATTTATTCCTGTTTCAAAGGACACCACTTCTGTCTGATTTACAGCTGTCCAAAGTTTCCACCTGCCATACCGTATAGCTTGACCTTCTGAAGTGCAACCAAATGCTACAGCTCTCTCTTTTATTATCTTGCCAGTTCTTATAATATTTTGTCTGTCTTCAACAATTAAAGGCTCTAATTTATACTGAGACTGTGGGTTATTCCACTCAACTATGTATTGATTTGCACGAGTTTTGCTTCCAGTGCTTTCATATCGGAAAATGCCGTCTACAACATTTGATTTTGAAAATTGATAGACAGGCTCCTTTGCTTCGTCCATTACAGGAGTTATCAAACCGTCCATCCAGTATAACATACCACGGAATATTGTAGCTATGTCTTTTAATACTTTATAAGCGTCTGTTGCTTTTGTAAGATACAAGTTTGCAGTAAATCTAGGCTCTTTGCTTCCATTTCCGTCTGGCACTAACTCATCACAATATCTTCCAATTCTATACAAGGCAAACTTATCAATATCTAAAGACTGTAAATATTCCCCTAGTCCATATCTGTCATTTGTAAGAATATCAAAAAATACCCACGCAGGATTATCAGTATAAACTTTGGACGAGCGAAAGTTACCGTCCCAGGCTTGATTAGTCGATTCGATTACTCCTGTACTAACGTTTCTAGTGTAAGTTGCTACCTTACCAGGATAGGTGCTTTCATCAACATTTTCATCTCTTGTTTCATAATTAGAAGGCACCAATACTTTAATACCTTTAGCCTCATAGGATCTTTTGGGTAACCCTTGAAAAACTTTTGAGTTAAAAGATATTGAAGCAAGAGCAGTATGAGGAAAATTTAATTTTTCTTTAATTATAGCTGTTGCGCTTTGAATATTTCCTGTTAGCACCCCTTTCCATTTCTTTTCGTTAGGAAAGACAGCTAGACTGCCTTCAGCATGTCCTAATGCTCTGTGAGGTTTTTGATAGTCAACTCCACTGTCTACTGTTCCGTGGTTTGTAAGTCGAGTAACTCTTATAGAAAAATCGTTAAAAGGTTGAAAAGGCTGTAAATCTATATTTAACTCAACTGTGATCGAAGCCTTAGCTTTAGTAGAGTGAGAGTATATAGTTTCGTTAGCATTTCCTATTCCTGAAACTCTTTGACCTGGGCCTGTATTTCCTCCTACGCTTGCAAAAGTAAACCCAGAACCTCTATCTATTCCAACCTCTACTCTATAAGCTACTCCTGTTGGGTATTCGTCCCCATTGCTTTCATCATAGCCATATAAACCACCAGGGTATGCAATAAGAAAAGAAACTTCATCAACTTCTCTTTTTTGTCCAGCACTTAGTGCGGAGCTAGTTATTGTTTGTGCTACGTCCTTTAACAAGTTTCCCCCAGGAACTGTTAACGGAGCAGAAGTATTTCCTTGTCCGTTTATATTTGACAACGGCTCTTGTAATTGTGTTCCAGTTCGGAACTGATAGCTAGAGCCTGGGTACTTTGAATTTAATGGACGAGCCTTCGCTAACTGAGGGCCTTGAAACATTATTCGCTTATTTGTAAACGCAACAGTAGGATTAGAAGACAGAGTAACAGAAGTTCCACTTAACGCAGAAACTTCATAGTAAACAGTTATTACTATTCTATGACTGTTTCCTACTGCAAAATCATCATCTGTTAAATAATCATCAATTCCAGTAACTTTATTACTTGCAAAAGTAACCTCAGTTGCACTAGCAAAAGCTGAGATATATCCAAATACTTTTTGACCACTACTTTGTATTTCTAGTTCTACTGTAGCATCACCATGCACTAGATTGTCCAAACTTATATTGCCTAGACCGCTAGGAGTATGAACCATGTCATTATTAAATATACTAGAGGAGGCTGTCATTGTTCCTCCAAAACCTCCAGTCGCTGCCGTAATACCGCTTATAATATAAGTTTTACTAGAAAGACTTATCTGAGCTTCGATAACTTCTACTCCCATAAAGAGTTTTCCGTCGTCTTCTTCTATTGTTTGACGGGTAGAGTCACTTAAAGTAACAGAAGTGCTATTTGTTACGCCTGTGCCTGTCACAGTTGTTGTAGGCGTAAAAGGAGCTTCTCCTGGCTCAAACATTGGGTCATCATTTAAAAATATACTTGAGCCGCCTTCAACAAGTCCCTCAATCTCTCCCTCGGATATAATTTCCGTAAGAGTTATATTTTGAAAACGAGACCCAGCCTGACCAGTTAGTATGTCATTGGCTGGGGATGCTTTTCTTCTGTCTTTTGCTGTTAAGCCTGCTTGTGTGCTCATTACTGATGACCTGATCCTGTTACTGCTGCTGCTGCTGCAAGTATCTCTGCTATATCTTCATTCATGGTAGTATCGCCCTGTCTTCCTGACTGAAAGGGGCCTGATCCTGTGGTTTGCTTTTGTTTATTTGATGTTTCGAAGTTTATAGGTTGCCCAGGAACACGCAGTCTTCCGTAAAGAACAGGCACTGGATCTCCTTCAATAACATTCTGTGCTTTTCCATTAAATAAATAAGATTCTTCTTGATCTGAGTCTGTAGAGGGGTCAGGTGCCATAGTTTCTTGTAGCCCCGCTAGTGCTAAACTTGCACCTATACCAAATAATGCCATCTGTGCAAAGCCTCCTGCAGCTATTAAACCCCCGCCCCCAGCAGTAAGTGTAACTGAGCCTAAAGGAGCTATTGTACCAAATCCAGGGCCAACTGCACCCAATTGCATAATCGCTGGATTAGCTCCTATCATTGGCAAGGTGAAAGCCAGAGCAATAATTGCTGCAGCCATCAATATCTTTTTGAATCCTCCTCCACTACCTTCAGGCACAGGAGTAATTATTATATCACCTTCATTTAACAAAAGAAGAAGCTCTTCATCGGTATCTAACTGCTCTCCTGCTGCTTCTATCGCGAATCCTACTCCTTTTTCGTGGCAGTCTATGAGATATTTTCGGAAGTTTGGATGATTTGCTTGCATGAGCCTAAATACGTCACGCACTGTGGGCACATTTATATAATGTTGCTTCCCGAACAGCTCTCCCATCTCTCCTTCTATGTATACGTTACGCTGCATATCTATAAGCTCCCACTAACCATTTATGCCACTTTGGATAAATACACTCTCTGCAAGAAAGTTGATTTTCTGCATGGTGATAAAATATATCATTTCCTAAATAAACTCCACAATGGTTATTTATTTCAGAAAAAACTTTAAAAATTAAAACATCATTTACCTGTAAATCAGTCTGCATATCTACAGGGTGTCCTCCCCAGTTCTTTATCATGTCTTCGTAAAAGTAATCTATTCCTTTGTCCCAGTAGTCCTCTACAAACATTGCTCTTGGGGGCAGTTCAATATTTTGAGTAAGTAAGTAATCTCTCATTGCTTCAAAACAGTCTGTCTTTCCAAACTCATATTCTCTTCCAAAGAGATCAGCAGTATTTGTTTCTGGCTCTATAACTGTCAGATCCATGCTAGGATAACTAAATATATAGAACTTTTTACCCATTGCATTACAATTATTTACATCTAGTTCACTCGGCTCTGATGATTCGTCAGGGTGACTATGTACTATTCCTATAATATCAGAAGTTCTTGCAATTTTTAAATATTCTTTTGTATCTATTATAAAATGATTATCTTCGTCTGCTATATTTGTACACGGAAACCACTTCTTCTTTCCTTTTACTACGGAAAGTATACCACAGCCCTCTCTTGGGTACTCTTTTTCAAAGTGCTCTCGTATTTCTTCTAAATAGTCCACTATCTAAACTTTCTGCTCCCTGGAAATCCTCCAAAAGGTAAAGTTTTTGCTGTTGCTAACTGTGTTGATTGTATGAAGTTTGTTCCTGTAGCACTACTTGTTCCATTGGCTTGATATCTTCTTTTACAGGAAGTAAGAAGTTTACCACAAATATCTGCTTTTGTCCAAAATCTTGATCCTAGCTCAGGCTCTCTAGCAGCGCTTGAAGTATGCGCTACTATAGCTCTCCAAGGCACATTATTATGTAATACTATCGAGTTTTTTCTAGGATCTAGGGTGTCAATTGTATAAGAAACTGAACTATTGCTCCAATCCTCATAAAATCTAATAGGTTGCCAAAATACTTCTCCTAATTCAGGGTCGTTTCCTTGATTTGAGCTGTCTTTCGACTGATAATACAAATTATTTTTTACAACTATAGCATCTACTGCATAAGAAGTTGAATTTGACCAAGCCGTTGTACCTAAAACCGACTTTTTCATAATCGGTTCATCATCTTCGTTCAAAAATACACTTGAAGTGGTTCCATTTCCATGATTTATTTGGCTATGCTCTTTCCATACGCACGCTCCACGCCTATCAGATGCAATTAATTCTGACCTTCCACCTTGATATTGCCATGGACAGTATTTTCCTACAACAGTTCTATTAGGTATTCTTGTTCCTGATAAATCAA